TATCAGAAAAGTCATTAACGTTAGAAATATTGGTAGCTACTGTATTTACATTTGCTATTGATCCTCCAACATTATTTACATTAGAGATAGATCCTGCAACTGTAGATATATTGCTATTAGCTCCAGCTACTGTATTGATGTTGGTGTTATTACCAGCAACTGTATTTATATTTGATGCATTACTTACTGCTGAATTAATGTTAGAAGCATTGCTTACAGCACTGTTTATATTTGAGGCATTACTTACAGCACTATTAATATTACTAGCGTTATTAGCAACAGCATTAATATTTGATATGTTACCAGCTACGGTTGAAACCTCTGTAGCTTTAGAAGATAACCTATGGAAGGTATAAGTATTAAGTGTAGAAGTTGTTTCAACTAATAGACCATAACCAGCACTATAGGTTGTGCTATTAGCAGCTCCAGTAATAGTCACTGTAGAGTTCCCTACAGTTCCATTAGCAATAGTTATTACACCACTACCATTTGAGGTTAAGTTTCCAGCTAAAGCTCCAATACTAACTATTGTTCCTGTGCCGTTATTAACGTCAGGGTTAGCATTTGGAAAGCTAGTCTCATTTGCTATTGGTACAAAACCACCTACGTCATCAACAAGATCGATAATCCTGTCATTGATAGCAGCAGTTGTTGCTATTGTTGTGTCATTGTCTGGGAAGGTATCACCATCTTTAATAGTGTCACCAGTGCTTACATTGAAATATCTAGCGTCTGATTCTGTTTCTGTGTAATACCTGTTATCTAAAGCTCCAGTAGCTATTTCAGAGTCTCCTACTGAGTTAGCCGCTAGGTGTGAAGCATCTAATGGTGAACCAGCAATGAGAGATTTAATCTCAGTAACTGTTTGGTCAGCTGTAGCGTTAGCTTCTATTGCATTCAGCTTTGTATGATCTGCATCTGTAAAGACATTTGAATCAGAAGCACTCTCTACTAATGTCCTTATCTCAGCAGCAGTTTGATCAGCAGTTGCATTCGCTTCTATAGCGTTTAACTTTGTGTGATCTGCGTCAGTAAAGACATTTGAGTCAGATGCAGATTCAACAAGTGCTCTTATCTCAGATGCATTCTGATCTGCTGTAGCACCAGTTTCAATACTATCTAACTTGATACCATCAGCAGACACATCTCTACCATCGACAGTACCTGTTGTGGCTATGTTTTGAGATCCAAAGTCAGGGCTGATCTTCGTACCAGCTATAGCAGCTGATGCATTAACATCACTATTGACCAATGAACCACTGGTTACACCAACAGTTATTTGACCACTACCAGGACTGTTATCCGTAACAGTGATCTTATTACCAGCTGCTACATCAGTGGTTAATGCTGTATCTATTTTGCTATCTATTCTGCCATCTATCGCTCCAGTCGTAGCGACTCTGGTGTTATTACTAGCCCATGTCTCAGAGCTATCAATTGTCTCGTCACCGTCGGTCCAAGCAGCATCAATTTTGTTGTTGGACTCCTGGGTAACGTATAAGTTTTGATTGAAGTTATCGTTTAAGTCAGATGACTTGATAGCTGATCCAGCAAAGAATTCTGCCTCTAGCTTTGAGTCATCTGTATCACGAAAGATTCTTAACTTATCTCCGACTGTTGGGTTGCTATTCAGTTGTATGGTCGTTGCATTAGCAAAAGTAAATGCAGACGATGCCACGCCATTGATGCTCAATTTGACATCAGTGGTCTTTAAGTATGGAAATGTGAATGAGTAATTAGTGGTGGAGCTATTACTAACGGTATAATTCGATTCGGTTACAGCCATTGATTAGTTGCATTATTTGTTTGGTGTTTTCTTTAATATCTCCTTAATTCTTTCTTGATTTGTTTGAGCTTGAGTCTTAGCATCCTTCACCATACCTTTCTTCATTTTCTGCTTTACGATTGCTCTACCAGTACCTTGTATATCTAAGTGCTTATAGTTAGGGTCCATAGCTAGTCTAGCTTCAGCTCTTTGTTGAGAGTCCCTAAGTATTTTCTTTAGACGTTGGTAGACAGGTAGCGTATCTTTATAGCGTTTGACATCAGCTGCAGATGCAGATGGATCATTAATGACTTGTCTCAAGTTGTTTAGCTCTTCATTCCATCTAGGTTCATTCATCATCTTATTAACCTTCTTCCATAACTGATCTTCACCCATAAGGCGACCTATAGCTTGTCTTTCTTCAGCAGTGTATTCAACATCAGAATCGAATTTCTTTTTAAGAATACCGATATCATCAAAGCCACTATTAATTAACCAGAGTCTCCAAGGTTCTTCACCACCATGTACCTTAATAGGACTAGCAGCATTAATGATCCTTAGTAGAGGGTTGTCAATCTCATTGATCTTTTCACCTGTCCAGTGGTCAATCTGAGAAGGCAGTGCAGCCTTACCAACAGTTGTATTCAATAGATAACCAGTAGCATCATCATAGATATCCTTCTGTGCTTGAGTAATAGCATTAGCCACTACACCATGAGCACCAGACAGAGGTAAAGCACCTCTAGCTATGTTTGCACCTAGTCTCTTAAACGCAGCCTCATCACCGTTCATAACAGCCATAAATGGTTCAATACCATATAGAGGTGTGTTATTTAGGTATGTAGCTGAGATAGTCCAACCAAGTTTATCTAGGAAGTCAGTAGTTAAGTTAGAACCTAAAGCTGTTTGGTTATAAGCTAAATCACCAACCAATGCAAACATCTGTTCAATCATTGGTATGCCTTTATAGCTAACCCAATTACCACCTATGTTTACTGTGTATGGCTTCCATCCTTTCCTCATTAAGTCCTGTCTTTCTGAAGCATTAGCAGGTCCATTACCTCTGATGTTTCCAGACATTGCATACCAATATCCCATGATTGCAGTAGCACTACCAATCATCATTCGACCTTCGTACTCATCCCTAAGCTGCTTATAAATAGCCATAGCGTTGGGAGTAGTGTTGTAGTCAATTCCATGAGCAGATAGTGCATTTATGATGAGTTGTTCATCATTACCAGCTTGTAGAATCTGTGCATACTTACTCTTAAATCCAGGTATCTTTCCAATAGGTGTATAGGAAAGAGCCATCTTGACTTGGTTAATACCAGTTCTAGGGAACATCATTAATGTCTTTAAGGCTGGTACTTTTCCTAAGCCTTCGTTTAGCCAAGTAGCCGTAGCATCATCAAGGTTTAAAGCAACCTCACCTGATGCGTTCTTTGCAGCTGCATCAGTTAATAAACCATCTTTATCAAACATTTGATGGTAGTTAGCCATCTCAGCTTTCTTTAGGTTCTGTGAGAACTGATTAATATCTACAGTCTTACCAGTTTGTCCAAAGATATCATCATAAGCTTTGAGTCTGGAGTTAAAGGTAGCCATAAAGGTATCAGTAAATGCGTCAACCCCTGCCATACCTGTCATACCCATTCTCATCCACTTCATACGTGCCATAGAACGGTTGAACTTAGCCCAACCATAGAAGAATTGACTTGCCTTATCATCAGTCTTTTGCCAATGTTCAGCCATATCATCAATGATCTTATAGGCATTATCCTCTTCAATAACAAAGTCCTTACGAACTGCTTTCATCATGAAGTCTGGATCACTATGAACTCGTGCCATACGAGTCATGGCATCGCTCATTGCTCTACGAGTAGTCTCGAACATTGAACCGTGTAGATAGATTGCTCTTTCCCAAGGTTCTGTACTCTTGGTCAATACACTACTTAGACCAGCTCTAGCGAACGTAGTCATAGGCTTAAGTATTAAAGACGCACCATTACCTACAGCTGCTCTTAGTGGTGATAGACCAGATAGAACGTTGTTGTATGTAACAGCCCAAGCTCCTTTAGCAAAGAGGTTCATACCATCTCCACCGCTATAGAACAATCCACGAGGATCAATCTGTTCTTTAGCCCACTTGTTTAGTTTGAGTATTGTATCTACATTACCGTCACTATAGTCATATGCAGCTTTTAGAGTGTTAACCATCTCAGGATTAGTCTTCTTAGCAGACATCAATGTCTCTCTAAACTTCTTGATCTTGGAATGTTCTTCTACTCCTACACGTTTAAACTCTTCAAAGGTTCTAGCAGCCTGTTCAGCAGCGTCACCTTTAAGCCATCGTTGCCACCACTTTAAGTTCTGTAGATTCCAACCAGCTTGATACTTAGATTGACCATACAGAGATTCAAGTAGCTCAACCCGATCCATGATGTTTTTAAATACCACCTCATCATCCATAAGGTTTCCGAACTCTACGGAACCTTTAGACATAGCTGATACTTCCTTACCAAGAGTAGACATAACTCTAGCTGAGGTTTCTATCGACTCTTTGCCTAAGTAAACATCTAACAAGTCACTAATAGCTACAGCTGCAGCCTCTCTAGCATCTGAATTTAACCAAGTAACATTCTCTGTTACAGCTTCGTCAAATAAGCTTGGTAATTCCTGTTTTACTATATAGCGATCATCACTTAATAATTCACGTAAACCATCAGCAGTGTCAGGCTTCATGATCTTTTCATAGATCCTCATTATAGCTTCAGATCTTTTACCTTTAGGAAACTTATCTTGGAAATCTATATACTCTCCTGACGCTTTAACCTTGCGAGTTATATCGTCTACTAAGTACCATGAATTACCTAATTGCAAACCCTTCTCCCTCATAGCATCTGTTATGGGGTTAGTAGGTACAGAGTTTCTCGACTTCTCACCGAACTCTTGTGCAGCTACATCAATAGTGTTCTTTACTGCAGCTCCAGGTATTTCTGGTTTAGCAGTTAGCTTTGCCTCTGGTGCTAGTTTCTGAGCAACATTAGGATCAAAGCTTTGAACATTAGGATCATTAGCTATTGATTGAAGTGCTCTACGGTCAAAGGTTCTTTGCCTAGATCTTTGATTCCTAGTGACATAATCCTCAGCTGACTCAGTTGAGTTAACAGCTGTATTAATTACATCATCCTTTGTTTTAGCTACACCTGCTACTTGGTCGTCATCTAATAGACCACTCTTAATAGCTTGGTCAAGGTCAATGATCTTACTCTTAGCTTCTTTACCTAGATTCTTAAGTTGTTCCTTCTTCTTCCAAAGGAATGAAGTCTCATCTAATGGTTTGATGTTCCATAGAAGAGGCTTACCAGCATTTATGGCATAACCTATTAAGTCACCTACACCACTTAAGACAGTTTCGTCTATAGCAGCCAGCATCTTATTAATCTCTGGATCAGTACCATCAATGGTCTTTAGATCTTCTGGGATAGCATATGTACCTTGTGGACCAAATGTCTCTGGATACCACTCAGCTAGACGCTTAAAGTTATCAGGGTGAGTTAGTAGTCTATTCTCTGCATCTTCACCGTAGTCACTGATAGTAGCTACAGCACCGTTAATTAAACCTACACCTCCAACATTAGCAGCTGCTTTTGTTAGACCTGTAAGCTTGGTTGCATTAAGGAACTTGGCATACTTACTGACTGATAGGACAGTAGGCATTAAGAAACTAGCTACACTTCTGAACTTGTTGGCATTGTCATCATCAAACTTGGTCATTTCATCCCAAGTATCGTCTATACCACCTAAACCAGGGACTAGACCTATGACATCAAATGGTACATCTAATGCAGCCATACCAGCCATATAAGCCCAGTTAGCAGGGTTCATGTTTAGCTCACGATCTCTGTGCCATTCAGCAAAACCACCTTCATTAGGTTGCATAGGTGGCTGTTCTGGAGTGGGTTGAGTATCCTGTAGCTCTCCACCTTGGAGTACTGTTTCAGCTTGGTTTATAACTTCAGAATCTTTATCTTCAGGGTCAGAGTATATCCAAGTGTTAGGAGCGTTGTAGGTGTTACCCTCTTCAATCCTCTTTAACTCTTCCTCTGCATCCCTTTTCATCCCCTGCTTAACAATTTCACTCTGTTGTTGGATTAATTCTTCGTTATCCATTACACCTCCACTCTATAGAAACGTCCGACATTAGCTCCCTCCTGTATATCGTAATCAAAATCATCACTATCCTTTAGATACTGCATAGTTTCGTTGTCTACAATTATCGGTATTTCCTCTGTGTAGACCTTTGGTAAAGTATTAGTGACAGTACCTCCTACAAGAGGAGACATATACTTTGGATCTCTTACTGAGTCAGGTTTATAGGTGTACTGTAAAGTCTTTCTGAAGTCAGCTTTAGTTCTTAGGTTTTGGATGATCTCTTTACCTAGTGGATCTTTTGAATCTCTAAACATAGTTCCTTTAAAGTCTTCTATCTTTAGATTCATCTTCTCTAGATACCCAAGATCCTGAGCAGCTTTAATCTGTTTCTGCCATATATCTATAGGACTACCCATAACATTGGGGTTGTATCCAGATAGTTCATAGAAGACCTCTGGTAAACGGTAGCTCCTACCTTCTTTAATAGCCTTAGCTATGTCCTTTAATTTCTCAGGTTTAACTAAGAGATCTCTATGTAGAAGAGTTGGATCTTTGGCTACCCTTTGCTTTATCTTTTGCCTCTCTTTAAAGGTAGATACATTTAAAATAGGAGGTGCATTGTCATGATTACCTGGAGTGAAAGAAGCAAAGAATGATGTAACACCATTTGCTATCTCCTGTTTTCCTGGCTCAATAATTGAGTACTTACCAGTACCATTCTTGATCTTAAGTTCGATGTTCTGTAGTGCCTTATCAGCATCACCACCATTCCTTAAGAACTCCTTTCTAAACTCTAACTCTGCATGACGTTTAGCTTTCTCAAAACTAGGGTGTAAAGCAGTAGTTAAACTATCTTCCTTAAGTGCAGCCCTAAGTGCTCCACCAAGGTCATCTTTAACAATGGATTTGAGATCTATTGTGCTAAAGAGTTGGTCATTCTGAGCAGCCTGTTTCCAATACTTATTCTTTAAATCTGTAGGTACATATGGACCTGTTAGATCCTCAGTAGATAGTGAGTTGTTAAGAGCTAAATCATTGATATGCTCTCTCCAGTAATCACCGTCAGCTCTACCTTGAACACTCTGATCTAGGTAAACTAAGAATGGTGCAAGTTCTTCTGATGTATGACCACTAGCAAATAACTGATCAATACCTCGTTGTACAACTCTGGCATCACCGTTATATCTCTCTGGGTCATCTAAGAATCTTTTAAATTCAGCTCTCTCTTCTTTTCTTCTACCATCAAGTACAGCTTTAGAAACTTTGGCTTGGTTTTCTTTTTTAATCCTTCTCTGATTCATCAGGTCTTGGACTAGCTCTGGATTAGCAGCCGCCCAAGTCTTATTCATATGAGTAAGCTTAGTCTCATTTAATAGCTTGTAGACATCAGCATCACTAGGAAAGTTTCTTATATTCTGTAGGTCTTCAAAGACTTTTAACTTAGCTTCTCCAGGTGAAAGACTTCTACCATCAGCTCCTACCTCTCTTGTCTTCTGTCTAAATAGGTTATTGAGAGCTTCACCTCCAGTAGGTGTATTATAAGCAGCTGCTAATACCTCAATATGTTCTGCAGATCTTTTTTGAGTTTGCTGTATAGCTTCAGCTCTTCTAGCACCATTAACAATCTTACTGGTAGAAGTTCTCATCTTTTGGAACATTGGCTCCAAGAAATCAGCACTTAAACCTTTAAGCTTATGAACTTCTAAATACTTATCTGCCAATATTTCCATTGCAGCTTCTTTCTGTGCAGCTGTGTCAGCTTCCATCTTTGGAAGTTGTTGAAAAGCCCACTGTTCAAACTTATTACCTACAATGATCGAATAAGCTTTTAACCGACCATAGTCAGAAGCACTGTTCTTACCACGTACATACATCTCTTCTTCAAGAGTGTACCCTTCCTCTCTTAATTGATCTGCTACTTTCTCTAACTCTTCACCTTTAGCCCATTGATACTCTTCTAATAGATCTAATTCAATTTGTTCATCAAGAGATAAGCCATGCTTTAAATGGAATGCAGTAGCTTTTTGTTGATCACGATCCCAGTTTCCTCTTTGAATAGTCTGTATATCTGCAAAAGCTTGAGGTGCAAGGTTTGTAAGTAAATTCTGTACCTCAGCATCTTTTGCTTTAAAGCCTCTCTCCTGTCTTTCAAAGTTATCTTCAAAGATCCCTTTATTTACCTTGAGTGCTTTCTCTCTTGTATCTAGAACCTTATCTTCAATGTAAATCTCTTTAAGATTTGCTTCTTCTGTTTTCTGTATTCTCTCTAGATTGGCTTCAGCTGTTAGATCCCTCTCTCTACGTTCTCTTTCAGCTTCCTTTAAGTTAGCTATTTTTTGATTGTCGTCTTCCCGCATACGGGTTAACTTTGCGTAGCCAGGATCTATATTGCTAAAACCTTTACCGACTGCTTGCAGTTCGGGTGTGATTTTTCTTCTTGACATTAGCCACCTTTATTGTTTGTTGTTGATCCACCGTAAGTTGCTGTTGTATAAGCACTAAACCCTGCACTAGCTGCACTAGCTACTGTGCTAAACATACTTGGAACTTGTTGGAAGGACACACCTTTAATAGGCTTAGGTCCAAAGTCAAACTCCTCTAGTGCTCTAGGTAGTATCCGATCAGATACTGGTGTCTTTAATGGTTTTAGTGGGTCTGGTGCTTTAGTAGGTCTGAGCATACGTTGAGCATCAGCTTGAGTTAAAAAGGTTCTCAGCTGCATACGTGACTCACGATCTGCACTGATTATGTTTCTAGTTAGTATTGATATTTCTCTACCTTCTGAAGCTATCATTGATTGCATTTCAGATACAGCACTTTGTCCTGTCTGACTTGTTGCAGCTAAATCACTCTTTAACCTAATACTCTCAATGATTCGATCTTCATTCTGGTATGCAAAGTTAGCTCTAGTTTCTTCATCTCTTATTTGCTTCTGATCCATAGCCTCTTTAACTGACCTATGGTATAAGCTTTCAGACTTACGGAACTGACCTAGCTTTGCTTGATGTTCATAGTTAGCTATCTTTAACCGTTGTTGATAGTTCCTTAGATTATTCGCATCTTTAAACTTAGCTAACTTTAGTTCATTAGCTGCTGCAAGTTTGATCTGTCTGATCTGCTCATCTCTATTAGCAATGAGACGTTGCTTACCAAACTCCCATCCTGGTAGATCGTACTCTTCGTACTTCTGCCGTAAGAAAGCTTCTTCTCTATTCTTAGATTTCTTGGCTGAACTTCTAGCAGACATACCTCCTAAGAAGTTTAAACCTGCTGAAATACCAATCGCTGCTCCTATCCCAAGCTGCATTTCAATACCAGCTTCTTGCTTAATTCTGTCTACAACATGATTTCCAGGTAAACCTATCTGTGGCTCACCTGGCATACTCATATTAAATTGATCCATATCTTAAGTCCTCCTATAAAATCTCGGTGAGTAGTTTCCTTCCCACATCATCGAGTTAAGAGAGACGGGAAATGGTGAGTCATTAAAGACTCGTAAGCTAAAGTTTTTACTTCTTTGGTGTATTGGTATTGTTACGACTCTTGATTCATCTAGTGGTACATCATCAGCCAGGTATTCGTTAGCCATCTGTGATGGTGCTAGTTCATACCATTCGTCTAGGTAGATAAGTATTTCAGCTCCATCAGCAGGTGCTGAGTTAAACCGTATCTCTGTATCACTTAAGAAGGTGAATGCTGTATTTGTAACGTTGTTTATTTTGACCTTTACTTGGTTTCTATCAATAGGGTTTAAATCCCCTGCTACCCAGGGAAAGTCAGTTGTAGTACCATCACCTGTGTATTCACGTTTACCTGCAAATCTACCAGTAGCATTCAGTTTGAAACTTAATAGACCTGATAGACCTGTATCAAACTTGAGTCTAGCTATCGTTAAACTACCAGTGAAATCTGTTGATTTACCCTCTTGATCTAATTGATAATAGATCTGTGGAAGAGTTAAATCAAAGTCATAAGCATAACCAACATAGACGTTAGCAGCGTTAGCAGATAGATCTAATCCATCAACAATAAAGAATGTACCATCAGAATCTGTACCTACCTCAGCTGTAACCGTATAACCAGAGTTATTATAGGTACCAGCTGCAGTTGTACCAGCAACTAGAACTATATTCTTTCTATCAGTTAAGTTAGCAAAAGGTATATAACACTTAGATCTAAGGTTAGCTGAGTCGTAGACAACAGTCTTTAAACTATTACCTGTTAATCCATTACTAGCAGGTGTATAGAAGTCAATACATGGGTTAATCTTCTGACCATCAGAGTTAGTGATGATAGCTGCCTCTGGACTCTGAGTTAGGTTTGCATCAGATAGGACATACTGATTACCTTGTTTAGTAACACAGTACATATCATCCTGATCAACAGCCATATTCTGTACAGTTCCAGGGAGCTTCCACTTAAACCAAGACTCCATTAATTGCTCATTACCATCTGAGTATGTCTTGTAGAAAAAGATCTCATCATTACCCTGACTAGACATACATATAAATTCATTTTGAATACTGGCTACCAGAGTATCTACATCAATGGTTATCCACTCATTTACTACTCTTCCAATATCAAGAATCTCAGGACTCTCACCTAAACCTTTTGTCTGCATAGCAAACACCCTAACGAAGTTAGGTGTCTTACTAATGAAGTTAAGATGCGTACCAATATCTATAGGTTCAACATCATCGCTCATCTCCATGTTTGATATGGGTGCTACCTTTGAAGTAGCTGGAAACAGCGGTCCCTCTTGTGAAAACATAAGGAACTGTTGGCTCTTAGAAAAAAGAACTAAACCCTGTCTGAAAGGTTTAACTGAGAATAAAGTAGATGGTCTTAATGATGCACAGTTAACATCTATTGGATCTCCTTTACCAGTGACTCTAGCTGAAACTCTATAAACAGAAAATGGTTCTTTAGATCTACTAAGGAATACATTATCCTCTGATAAGAAACCTAACCTATCATCATGGAAGAATAACTTATTAATTTTACTACCTACAAAACTAGGTTGTAGAACTGTTAGATCATCACCTACCTTCCTGTCTTCCCATGGTATTTCTTCAAACACAAATGTATTTGTACCTGAATTCCTTAACCTATGTGGCATTGTAGCTTTAGTTAATCCTGGAGATGCCTCTGGTCCTATTGTCTCATCCCAATATCCACTACCTGCTGCACCATTATCTGCTACAAATTTTGCATAGTAGTTATCTGTATCAAACTTAACTTCATTAATGATAGTTACTACATGACCATGGAATGAGTTAGGTGGTAAGAAAGAAGCATCACTAGCCCAATCTTGAAAGACAACTAAGCGTTCGTTATCATCTCCACCTTTAGCTGCAAGAGTAAATGGAGTTCTAGTTTGTGTACCACTGACATCTAAAACATAATCTAACTGAAGAGATGTACCATACTTAGTACATGTCAGACCTGTAATAGACTTAGCATCAATTGCAGCTTTAATTTTATCTAGTACATCATCATAATCATCGTCTGTATCTGACGTAGCAGTACATACTTGAACAGCACTTTTCTCAGCAAGTATAGCTGTACCACCTAACGTAACTTCCCAACTGGTACTAAGCATGTCAGCTGCATTACCACTAAGTAATAATGTTCCTCTACTCTGAGCTACAAAATCTGTTGGAGCTGCTTGTGTAGTTACAGTAACTGTATTGTTAGTTATAAAGGTAGCTGCATCTACAGTTAGTACGTCATAGTTAGCTTTAACACCAGTTAGATAAGAGTGAGTACTACCATTAGTAATAGTACATGCAGCTCCAGTATCAGCATTCCATATATTAATAGAGCCGTTAGTGCTACCTACTTTAGGAGTAATACATCCTATATATCTTTCAGTTGATCTATTGATATAGAACCACTTAGCACCATCTAATTGAGTGCCAGTGAAGTCTGCACCACCTGTTGTTTTTAACTTTGATATAAACTTGAATCCAGGTCTCTTCGTCATACCTAACGTCACGTCAGCGAGACCATTAATACACTCCTTAACTTGACCTGGAAGTTTCTTACTATCTGGTTGTTTAGATACACCACTTAGATAGTTTGATATCCGTTGTGTTACTGCTGCCATTATCTGCTAAGTGCTTGGTAAGGTTGGTAACTGACATAAGGGTGTGCTCCGTCAGGGTGTCCAAAGAATGAATAATCACCTTGGTTAGTTTCGTACTCAAGAGCCATAGCTCTCATGAATGCTTCCTTTTGTTGGAGCATTTGGTACTGAGTTTGATCTCCTACAATCCGACTGGATGTAATAGTAGATGCTCTAGCTGTTATGTAGTCCTGAACTGGACGTGGTAGGTCTACCCAGTCGAATAGCCATAAGACATCTACTTCTATAGCTCCATCAGTCCACTGATCAGTATGGTGTTCTTTGTCATATAATTTTCCATTCCTTCTTATTACTTTCTTATCTCCAGCTGTAGCCTGGGTAAGATCTATTTGTAATACATTGTTTGGAATAATAATTTCACTATCTGTATTAGGTGTCATCTCATAATGCTCTTCCTTATTGAAGGTCCATCCTTCACTTTGAATTTCTCTACTAACTTCTAAAAGTGTTTGATAAGCAATCGCAACGTCTGGGTTGGTTTCATCCAAAGTAGTGACAGGAGCCTGACCACAAGCCATAAGGATTTGATTTATTGCAGGTAATTCTTGAGCAGCATTAGTGGTAGGGAAAGCCATAGGTATAAATATTTGTGAATAAAAAAAAGGGAGCCATATAGACTCCCCTTAATAATTAGAATGCTGAAGGAGCTGATGCGCCTACATACAATTCAACTGCAGCAGCAGGGTTAATATAATCTGCGCCGAGGGCTAAGCGACCGAGTATCACATCACCCTGGTAAATAACCGAAACATCTCCCTTAGTTACTTGAACTTGAGGACCGATAGCTTCGACTACACCAGCAGCTTCACGCTGGAAGATAAGTCCACATGACTTAGCTCCAAGTTCAGTGTTAGTACCGTAGTCGTTGTTGATACCTGTTTGTGCACCAGAGGCATCTTCTGGGGTTACGCTCACGAATGAGCCTGTGTTTGTTGGTGCTGTTACACCTGTGGTTCCGCCATAAGCAGTACCATATTTGCCAAGGAACGGAATGTTCATTGACTTGAAGATCTTGATACCAGCAATCTCTACAATTCCATTACCCTTCTGACGGGATGTACCTTGTGAGTCTCTGTTAACTAGACCATTATCTCCAGTCTGTTGGATCAATTCGTAGTATTGACGTGCGTTTAATACCGCTACTCTTCCGTCAGTACTTACTCCTTTTTCATCCATTGCAGCCGCTGCATCGTAAAACGCATTGACTAGGTTTGTTGCACCGTAAGCATCAGAGTCATTGGTTGTTGCACCAACACGAATCTGAGTACCACCTGGCTCTACAAAGTTAGACTTAGTAATAGGAGATGCTGATCTTGCTCCACGAGTGATAGCACGGAATGCAAGTCTGTCATATTTTTCAGCGAGAGCATAGCCAATCTTACGAGAGATCTCTGATCTCAAATCGTAATGAGCAAGTGTCTCATCTAAGTTATAAAGGAAAGCCGAACTGATAAGGAGGTCATCTACAGTCACAGTTTTTTCTGCTACTGGAGGTGCACCATCACTATTACCTAGTATTGGTTTTCCGGGTGTGTGAAATTCGCTCGTGGTGCGACCTGTATAGATGAACTGTAATGACTTACCGTTCTTTAAGGTACGCTTCATGATGAGGTCTCTAGCTATAGCATTATGCTGGAAGCCTTTGAACATCTCACCACTGAACAATTTGAGATATAGCGCTCTTACGTCACCTGCACTATTCGATTGACCCTGACGGGTTAACGAAGTGGAGGTACCAGAGGCATTTTGATGTGCCATTTATCTATGTTTTAAAATGTTTGAGGGTATAAATCATCATCGTGCACAATTTAAATTAATCATTTTGTGGTCTATCCCACCGTCTAGACGGCTAATGAGTATCCTCGTAAGGGTCAAAAGCCAAATGAAAGGAGAGTCCGACTCTGAGGTGCTCTCCTTCCTATTTATAAAGTTGTCAATGCTTCTTCGATACCCATGTCAGGCATATCTTCAGCAGCAATATTCTCTTCGATCTGTAATCCATCTCTCATCATATGTAGAGGTATTCCAGACTTAGAGAACTCTCTCTTTGTTTCAGGCTCAGGTGTTAAGTGTGTTATGTGAGCCTTATCACCTTCGCAATCTGATTGATGTGACATTAGAAATTAAACTTAGCTCCTAGCTTTGTGCCATAGCTACGATCTTCATCACCATTAGTGATGGTAGATACTTCACCATAAACACCAAGCTTCTTAGATACATTGAATGTACCTCCAAGCTTTCCTGATAGTTCTTGCTCTGAACCATCTACATCAGCTACTGCTGTGAAAGCAGGACCGCCTTGTATGTAGTAGTCGAACTTTGATATAGAACCTTCGTATCCAACATGTACATCAACAGTTCTTCCTGAGTATTCAGAACCTGTATAACCATCGTTAGATTCAGCGTTTATATAGATACCAGCGGATGCAGGTGCAGACGCTAATGTGGTGGCTGCGAGAGCAAGTGCAATTGATTTCATTTAATTAGATTTAATTGATTTGTAATAAGTGATGCCACGATATTTAAGTTTCGCTTCTCTTTCTAAAATTCTTTGCTCTTTGATTCGAGCTTGTAGTTCTAGTTGAGACATAGTAAAACCTCAATACCTAAGCCCCGTTCCATGCTTAGGTTTCATGCGTCCCAAGGGGATGAACGGACGTATCGTTAGGCTATTGGTGCGACTTCTTTAGCCGCTAAGTCAAGTGGGAAATTGTGTGCGTTCCTTTCGTGCATTACTTCCATACCAAGGTCAGCTCTGTTAAGAACGTCAGCCCAAGTAGGAATAACTCTGCCATTGGACGCTGTGACGGATTGATTAAAATTGAATCCGTTGAGGTTAAATGCCATTGTAGAGATTCCCATGGAGGTGAGCCAGATACAAACCACTGGCCAAGTAGCAAGGAAGAAATGAAGGCTACGACTATTGTTGAAAGAAGCATATTGGAATATCAATCTTCCGAAGTAGCCATGTGCGGCTACGATGTTATAGGTTTCATCCTCTTGTCCAAACTTATACCCATAGTTCTGAGATACAAGTCCAGTCGTTTCCCTAACAAGCGAGGAAGTAACAAGACTTCCGTGCATAGCAGCGAATAAAGCTCCACCGAATACCCCTGCAACGCCGAGCATGTGGAAAGGATGCATAAGAATATTATGTTCTGCCTGAAAGACAAACATAAAATTGAAAGTCCCTGAAATACCAAGAGGCATACCATCACTGAAACTCCCCTGACCGAATGGGTACACGAGGAAGACAGCAAATGATGCTGCAACTGGTGCGGAATAAGCTACACAAATCCATGGTCTCATTCCTAATCGGTAGCTAAGCTCCCACTGGCGTCCCAGGTAAGCTGAGATACCAATAAGAAAGTGGAAGACGACGAGTTGGTAGGGTCCACCGTTGTAAAGCCACTCATCGAGATTGGCTGCTTCCCAGATGGGATAGAAGTGGAGTCCGATTGCGTTTGATGACGGGACAATCGCTCCCGATATGATGTTGTTTCCATAGAGTAGTGAGCCAGCTACGGGTTCACGAATACCATCTATATCAACTGGTGGTGCAGCTATGAAAGCTATGATAAATGCTGTTGCAGCGGTTAATAGTGCAGGGATCATAAGCACACCAAACCATCCCAAGTAGAGACGGTTGTTAGTGCTAGTAACCCAGTCACAGAAACGCTGCCAGTTGTCAAATGGTTTTGTTAGTGTGGCTGTAGTCATTTATAAAAGGTTTAAAAAATACCTGGAATGATTTGTCCAGTAGTTATGTATGCGCCGAGGGCTGCAACAAAGCCAAGCATGGCTAGTTGTCCATTAGTTCTCTCAGCTTGCTCCATTAAGAAGCCTTGTTCGTTTTCGTTCATAAGTCTAGGTGGTGTTTCTTTTGCAAAAATGTTTTGCTTACCGTATTCGGTTATGACAGTCATTGATTTAAGAGATAGGTGAATGGCGATGATGAACGTTCAGGTCGCCATGTATACCTACTTCTTCTTAGTACCTTTCTTAGGTGGTCTACCTTTCTTTGTGCCGTATGTGCCAGGTCCGTATGGTGCCATAGTTAAAAGTTAATGTCTGATCGTTGTAGTTTTTCCATGATTTGCTCACGGTATGCAGGGTCGTCGTTATACCTTGGGTCTTCCATTGCTTGTACCATTTCCTGTTGGCTATTAAAGACATCACCATCTGATTTAGGTGCTTTACCTGTAACCATCTGACCGTCCTTACCGACACCGTCCTGATAACTTAAAGCCATAGACTTGACCGCAAAGTAAGCAGCTAATCTATTTCCCTCATCCATTACTGCATCAAATAATTCAATCTCTTTACTAGGTAAATTCTGTTGCGCCCATCCAAGCATGTTGTTGTAGTTTTCTTCACCTCCTACTAACCCTTGGATCTGATCAACATCCTCATCTGTAAAGTCTCTGGACTGAGGTGCTTGTGATCTATTCCTCTGTTCCATAGCTAACTTAGCTACTTCAACAGGGTCCATATTCTTTAGCTCTTCAAAGGTCTCCTCAGTTAATGAGTCATTAGTTCCTTCTTCCCAGAGAGCATCTAATATATTTGGCTCATAATCATCCGAGACTTCCTCATCAGGTTCAATTTCTGATTCTTCATTCTCTGAAACTGGCTCAGATTTTTCGCCCAATTTTCCTTCGAGTTCTTTATAAGCTCTCTCCAATTCAGAAGCGTCTTTGTATTTACCCGCTAGTAAACCTTCTTGTTGACGCTCCATATCTTCCCCAATTAGTAGGGAGTCTTTTTCTTCTGTTGATAAGTCATCAACGGAACCAGCATTTTCAGTATTAACTACTGGCTCCATTGATAGTGTTTGCTCTTCGCTCATTCTTGTTCAGGTGGTTGTTGTTGATCACCAGCTAGTGCAGGGTTCTTAGATGGGTCCATCATTGGAGTCTTCATCATTGCAACTTGTTGTTCTTGTTGCTGTTGCTGCATAGCCATCTGTTGTGCTTGCTGTTCTTGACCTTGTATCTCCTGCATGGACTTCACTAAGTTCAATACATCAATACCTTGGGAGGCTGCAAGTCTCTTAATTACTTCCTCTGGATTAATAAACTTCTGTACTGCCTCTGGTCCCATTGTCTGAGAGATGACTGTTAGGAATTGACCTAAGCTTTCTCTATCCTGACCTCTACCTAGTGCATTAACACCAGCGATGATGGTAGGTTTAACAATGTTCTTTGGTAGCCTTGGTATCTTTCCAGACTTTTGAAATTGATTAAGTATTCTACTTAAGAATGGAAGTAAGAACTCTGTAGTAAGCAAACTAAATAGTCCACCTAACTGTTGCTCTAACTCCATCTGTGTGAGGCGTACCTCTTCAGCTGTTGTGCGTTCACTTTGTCTGACTTGCATAACTAAGAACGCTTCATTAAGACGACGTTCTAGTTGTTGCATCATCTGGAATGCAGTCCCGAAGTCGGCACTTTTCCCCACTTGCACCACCCCGATATCGTCAGGACGCCCTTGCACGATTGCGCCATTCCCAGCTTTCGCAAGGGTACTTGGTTTCGTGGTTGAACTAGGTGAGACTGTGAATACAACTTTCGCTGCAGCTGCTGACCCTTCCACTAAGGCTTGAGACAGTGCTTCTAATGATTTTAAGTCGCCAATAAACTGACCGACTCTTCCCCGTCCGTAATCCTCACCATCCACGGTATTAAATCTCAATGGAATCCAAGGTGTTACATCTACAGGGGATTTCCCGTGGGACTTAGGTAATACTTTGTTGTGTACTTCCTGATGCCAGACGTATCTGTTGTTGTCTCGTTTGATATGGGTGTAGATATCGCACTCGTCACTGTTGTCAGGATCACTATCAACTACAGAGTCATACTGTTTAAGGACATCCTCTGGTAGTTGATCTTCTATAAGTTTCTTAGCAATAGTTTCTTTCGTTACTATTTCAATCACATTGCCGTTCCCATCTCGTTCTACGACGTAGCGATTCAACGGATAAACTTTCAAACCATCCTTACTCATATAGATTAAGGCATTACCTGCTACTACTAAATGTAGAAGAGCTTCATGCACTACGACACGATCATTAGATGCTGCTATAGCCTCTAAGATTGTGCGTTCAATCTTTGCAAAAGATAAGTCTAGTTCTGATTTAATCTCTGGAGGAAACTCCTCTCCAAGTTGAGTGTCATCTACCTGTAGCTTGAAGAAGCTGGTTTGTACAGGGAGCATTGACTGCATAAGTTTTGCTGCCAATGTCACTGTACATTTTGCTCCTACTGATTGCCACGGAGTAGGAAGATGACGCATACCCTTGGTGTAGGTATCCTTAGTGATTAAATATGGAAGAGTTAATTCCGCTGCTTGTTCTGCTTCGTCTAGAAACTGTGTACGTTCGCTTGATAAATAGTCGTATCTAGATTTTGCTGTCATTGTATTTTAATTTGTATTGACTGTTGACGTAGAGGTATTACTACTTGATCCAAAGTTTTTCTTAAACCAGTCACCCATGCCTGTAAGACTTGCCATAGGGTCATAAGCTGATTGAACACCACCTGGATTGAGACCGCCGTAACCATATTGGCTACCGCCGCCACCACCCATTCCGCCACCTGGACGCATGACATTCATAAGCATCATGAACTTCATGAAGTCACCCATGCCTTGATCTTGTTGACCGCCACCTAAGAATTTCTTAAAGGCATCTGCATCAGCAAACTGAGTCCACCAACCGTCACTGCCTACAGCTCCACCGCCTCCACCAGTACCACCGCCACCAGTACCACCGCCACCAGTACCTCCACCGCCAGTACCACCACCGCCAGTACCTCCACCGCCTGTTCCTCCTCCACCAGTTCCTCCTCCTCCACCAGCTCCGCCGCCTCCAACACTGTTGTTGAAGTATGCCTGTGAAGGTGTGAAACCTATATCATCTGCAATTTTTGTTATTGTTCCAGCTGCATCCATATCCTCAAACACACCACCTTTTAAAAAATGTGAAGCCCAAGTACCATCACCAGCTTGAGAGCTAATTGATTTGTTTGGATCTATACCACCTGGTAAAACTTTAGGAGCACCTGCTGCTACTGATGCTGCATATTTAACACCTTCATCTGAACCTGCAAGCATCCTATCTATATTAGTCCAGTCAGCTTCTGTAGTTGGCTTGACTGTATCTAGCCAGTAGTCTGCACCGCCTGTAGTTCCAAATGATGCTGTTCTACCTTTACCGAAATTCTTTTCATAAAGTCCAGATAGTCTTGTTTGATCTGCTGTTAAAGCCATTTAATTTTCCTCATTAATTCGGGTTTTAATCCAATCAACTACTGAGCGTTGACCAGATCTGTACATAATTCTTTCCAGAGAATCCTCTGGGGTTGGAGTTGTAGCTGGGTAGATTTCCTCCAACTCCGAGAGGATCTGTTCTAAGTTTGGTCCGAGTATGGACTCAAGAGTATTGGGGTAGGTTGACATTAGAATGCTCGAAAAAGGCAGGCATTCTTGCTGACTTAGTTTCCGAAAGCTCTGGAGCTTTGCCGTTATACATAAGATTATCGCTAGAATCCAGCCAAAATTTTTTGCTTAAATACTTATCGCCATAGGTATTCTTACCTAATGGCTCCATGATCCAGTTAATTGTGGCTTTCCTAAGTTTATCCAGAGATTGACTAGGAGTAAGACCCATATCAGCACATACGAGGCTATTAGTGGCCACGTGTATCTGTTCGTCTCTGGATATATCAGCTGATACTGTTCTGAGACCAGCATCACCATTAAACCTAAACATAGGCAGTAGAACAAAGAATATAGCACGTTCAATAACTAAAGCTTTGGTAATCATGTGATCAGGGTGCGCTTCCCACGCATCCCTAAGTAAGAAGGCTTCTTTCTCTGCCTTCTCATCAACGCCTATAGCGTTAACTATGTAGCCAAGAGCGAGATCATGTTTGATCTCATCCTTGACGTTTGACTCTAATAAAGTCCGTGCAGATTCGGGAACCTCTTTTTCAAGTGATTCTGCAATAAACTCGCCAACTGGTAGCTC